TCCGCCGAACGGAAGATAGAGAACGTTCCGAGGCATCAGAACACCCACACGTCAACAGTGCACGTCGCATCCGACGAGAGAGTGATCTGTTTCGAATCGAGCGACGCCAGCTGCGACTCCTGCCGGAACCGCGCGTACGCCGTACTCCGCACGAAGATATACCCGAGAGCCGCGCGGCCGAGCCGATGGGCGACCGCGAGAGGGATCATCGCCGTGAACTTTAGGCCCACGATGAGATTCCCGTCGACGATGGGACTCTTTCGGACGCCGGCCGTGGCCTCATCAAATGACCGCTGGAAGGCGTTCGTCTGGCGATCCTGGGTCTGCTCTAGCCGCACCACGGGGCCGCGTACAGGACGCCCCCTGGGCGTTGGATCAGCGCCCTGCGCTGCGATCCGCATCGGGATGCGCGGCATGATTAGGCCCTCCACCGCGGGACCTGCAGGATCCGGAGCGGGTCGATCCGGCCGCGGACCACGCGCACGCGCTTGGCCTCCCCAGGGATCCGATTGTCCGCCATCGTCTTGACCCGGGCTTTCATCTCCGTCATGTCGCCCGCGATCACCGCGACAAGTTCGTAGTTATCGTCACGGGCCGCGACCTTTTTTGCCGCCCAGTCGATGGCGTATTGCTCCCACCCCGCCACGCCGTCCCAGAAGTCTGTCCCATTCACAAGACGCACCGGAGCCGGGTAGTAGTAGTGCTTGTACGGATACACTCCGCTAGGGACCGGCATGAAGTGAATGTTCCCGCCCCAGAGGTCGTAATAGACCCGATTCGGCCAGTTCCACCCATTCGGGTCGTAATCGTCGCGCCGCTCGAACTGAAATCGGTGCGCGGGCCGAGGGCGTCCCCCCGAAACCTGCACGCTAATGCCGAGCGTCTTGTAGTGGTCCGCCGGCACGGCATACTCCTCGACACCGTTCGACGTATTCCCGAGAGCCGTCGTAAGGTAGTATTTCTCTCCCGAGGCGATGAGTAGGTCATAAAGCTCTGCCCATCCCTGGTTGAGCCATTCCTGGATCTCGGGGTCTTGAGGGAAAGAGGACCCCACCATATCGGCGCGCACACGCACATCCGACGTCAGATTCGTGAGCGTACGCGTGCGCGCCATGGTGGCCTATTCCTTTTTCTTCTCGCGCGGCATCCCGCAAAGCGAGACGACCCGCTCGATTGCCTTATAGACGTCCGCGCCCGTGGCTCCCTTATCCTGAAGGACTTCCCTCAAGCGGTCGCCGGCTGCTATCTCGGCCTCGTCGGGCTCATAGTCCGAGCTCTCTCCGGCCTCGTCATCGTCCTTCTCCTCGGGCTTGCCGAGGAGAAGGAGTCCGACCCCTTCCTTCGCGTCTTTCATGTGACCTTGTACTCGCCAATAAGGGCGAGGAAATGAAGGTCATCGGTGGCTCCGAGGTCCGTTGCAGTCCCGGAATTATTCGAGACAGTCCACGTAATCGTGTTCGTCGTCGAACCAGTGATACGTGCGTGGAGGTCCGTCGCGGATTCGATGCTCGCCACTCCCGCAATAAACGAGGGATACTTCGTATTGAAGTTGATCGTATAGACTCCGGTCGTGCCCTTCGTGACGGTGAACCCCTTGCCGTTCTGGACCGTCCCCCCCGAGCCGCGGACTTGACCGCCGAGCAGTACGCCCTGGATAGTGTTATTTCGAAGCGGTTGCGGGATCATCGCTCACCGTCCGAAATTTCGGATGTTGCAGATATCGCTCGGCGCCTCGACGCAGACATTGCCGTAGTAACAGGTCCTGACCTCTACGGCATCGTCGGACGATTCGCGCAGGAACTTGTTGCCGTCGTCGTCGATAATGTGGGGAAGTGCTCCGAGGGAATCGAAGCTCACGCATCCCCACCGCATGACGAAGCACCGATCGATCGGGACATTGATCGAACTGCGCACCGTCGCCTCACCCAGAGGCGTTTCGAAGGTCGTCTTCTTGAATCCGACCTTCGCCATGGACCCAGGGATCGGCTTCTCCGTCCGAGTGACGACAACCTTTCCCTGAAGCTCCTTGACCAAATTCATCCGCGCGCGCGGATGCATCCAGGCGACGATCTCGGACTGATCTTCGTCCGCACCATCGACCTCGAGATTCGCCATCGCATCCAGGACGATTTCCTGCATGCTGACGTTCGCCCCATCCATCGGCTGTCCGGCGAGACGCGTATCATCGACCGTCCGATCTTTGGTCCAGAACAACGCGGACGTGAGCGTATCCGGCACCCAACCCTGAAGGCCGGTCGCCATAAGCATCGTCGTCCCGTTATTGGGCGAATCGCCGTTACGATAGAGGAAGTTTCCGGCCGCAAGGCCCGTGAGGTTCGTCGTCCAGTTGGCCGACGTTGACGTGAGAATGCCAGTGCGCCGACTAATCTTCGCAATCTGCTCAGTTGCGCCGGATGCGATAAGGGTTCCCCCGTCCGTGGTCGACGCCTGAACCAGCATGTTGACGAAGAAGTTCGTCGCGCTCGTCGGCTCCGCCAGCGTAAGCAAGTTGGTCGAAATCGAACCGACCTTGCCTCGGAGGCCCGTACCGGTTCCCCAGAAGTTGATCGCAGCGGAGCGCGTGTTCTGGAGGATCGCTCCCTCCATTTCACGCTTCCACAAGTCGATCAGCGCGCCCTTATTGGAGCCGGCCGCACGAAGCGCCTGCCCCTTTACGCGAGCAACACCGAAATCTTCGATACGATCGACCGCGAACCGGTGATATGCGCCGGGATTCGCCGCTGCCTGCGCAATTGCAATCGTCGAGCCGGCGCCGGTCGGCGCCTCCGTCTGAATGCTGATGATTTTCGAGCCGCCTTCCCAGCCCGTATCGTTGCGGACTTCGGCGATCTCCGGGTTATTCTTATATGCAACCCAATACACCTTCGATTGGGTGTACTGTTCTTTGATGATTGCCTTGCTATTGGCAATCGATGCTTCGCCGGCCATGTGGCCTCCGAGGATGTCAGGGCGTCAACACCTGACCGCTCGGGCGAATACGCTAAACGAGCTTCTCGAGTAGAGCCTTGCGGGCCGCTGCAGGGTCTTTGAGTTCCAGGGCCAGCAAATCGACAGGAGCACTCGCGCGCTTCGCCGCTGCACGGTTCGTCACCGCGGGAGCGGTCGCCTCGGCGCTGGACCCTTGTGCGCCTACCTTCTCGGAGCCCTGATCGGCCGTAGCCGTGTCCTGGTCGGTACGCGTCCCGGAACCCTGGTCGGACGCTGCGAACTTGTTGTAGCGTGCAAGCATTTCGCGTGCAACCTCCTCATGCGAGGGGGTGCGACCCGTCTTGCGGTGTATCGCGTGTGCCGCGGTGTACGCCTCGTCGAGAATCTCGTCATCTGTCCCGAGGCGCTTCACCATCTCTGCGAGCGGTGCGCTCCCGCGGACCTTGCGGACGAAATCCGCGCGCTCCGCCGCATTCGCCTGCTCGGCGGCTTGACGCTTCTGCCCCTCGGCCTTCTCGTCGAGGAGCTGCTTCACCTGCGCTTCCAGCCGCTCCACACGACCCGCGCCGCGCCGCTGCTCCTCCTCGGGGGAAGGCTTGCCGCCGTTCAGGATCCGCCGACCGAGATCCTCGGCAGAGATGCCGTGGACTTTCTCGAGAAAGGCAATGGGGTCCCGCTGCGAATATTCGAGGATGTCCCGCACCTGCTGCTGCGCGGTCGCAAGCTCGCGCTGCTGCGAGGCGAGCTGCCCCCTCGTTGTCTCGACTTCGCGGTTGAACGTTTCGCGATCCGTCCGAAGCTGCTCGCGAATCTCTACGCTCTTCTTCTCGCGGCGCCGAATCCCATCGAGAAGAGTATCGACCTTCTTTCCGCGCGCTTTTGGGTCGTCGTCGTCTGCTTCAGGATCGGCATCACCTTTCGGGTTTTCGCCGGGCTCCGTCTCCTCGTCCTTGCCCGTCGCCTCCCCCTTCTTCGGCTTCTCGGGCTCTTTTGATGGCTTCGGAGGCGGAGCCTCCCCATCGCTGGCCTTGCCCTTCTGCGCAGCCAGCTCCGCCTCCGTGACCATCACGGCTTCCGGCCCCATCTCCAACGTTCCGGAGAGCTCGCCGCTCCCGCTGTCTTCATTGCTCATGCTGCAGCTCCCATCGGGGGAATCGCCTCAGACCCGGGAGGCGGAGGCGGAAGTTGCGGAGGTCCACCGGGCGGCGGAGCCCCGGGCGGAGGCCCTCCAGGACCGCCGGGCGGGGCCTCTCCCTCTGGAGCCCCGTTCGTATTCGCGGCGGCTTTCTTCTTGGCCTCCTCTTCGATGGCCCGAATCTGCTCGATGAAGTTGAGTAGCAATCCCGTGTTCCCCTCGGGCGCACCATCCAGCTTGGCCTTCACGTAGCTCAGCAAAAAGATGAGCTTCATATCGCCAATAGGCCAATCCGGATCCGGCGATATGTAGAGCCCCTCCTCGTTCGGATCCTCCGCATACAGGTACTTCTCGACCAACCGCTTGGCGAGTTCCTGCCCTGCGTTGAGCAAATCCGTCTCCGCTTCGATATCGGGCCAATCGAGCACGCGGCGGAACGTCGGCCCGTCGATGAGACCCCGGTCGTAGAGGTCCTGCAGGTGCCCGAGCTTCGCCTCGGGCGTAGACCCGAACGCCGACACCGGGAAGCGCCGAATCAGGTACTTGTCCCGATCCATGTCGACCTTGTTGAAGTAGACGATCTCAACATAGGTCTTGTGGACGTATTGCCCGGCATACTTCGGGTTCTTCTTCGCAATCAGCCGCGCGAGCTCTATGGCCTTGTCGGCCGGCCCAATGTGGAACTCCTGATAGAGTTCGTTGTCGACCTTGAACCGACCCGTCTGCACATCGTTGTGCAAGTCGATGGCGCGGCCCGTGCGAAGGTGAGAGGGAACCGTCCCCGATGCGCGCGCAGCATTGACGCCTGCGAGGTTGTAGCCCTCTCGATATAGATCCCACCACATCCGGTAGACGTCAGGGGGAATCACTGGGGGAAGGACGACGCTCGCCCCCTGCATCCCATCGTGCTCGATGAGCGATGCGATATCGTCATCAATCTGGTCCTGCGTGATATTTGCGGTCCGCGGCGCCTGCCACTTCGGCCGGCCCATGAGGTGAGCCGAGTCGACGAAGTCTGCGAGCATCGAATTCAGCGCAAGCTGAATCGGTCGCAGTTCGTGGACGAGCGAGATCCCCCGCATCCCCTGCATTGGAGGCATGCGGTGAAGATTGTCGAACGGGTGCCAATCAAACACCCACGGCTTCTCCTCGAGGTCCTCGTTCGCGATCCACACGGTCCGCATCCCGTCCTTGGCATTCCGCCCGGACCGGAGATGGTACGTCTCCGTCATGAGGATCTGATCACACGTATAATTACGCCCCGGATCGCCGTCATCGTAATCCGCTCCAGTCGGGCAATCCCGGATCTGCGAACGCATCGACGGGTACATCTGGCAGAGCACCTCTCGATCGAACCACTTGCGCCGGCTAATCGTGCGCGGTCGACCCGTCGCAGCCTCGATGTCATCGATCACGATCTCGAACGGGTATACGCGCTCGAACGCCACGTCCGCGAGCTGTTCATCGTCCGCATCCGCGATGTAGGTCATGCACCAGCCACCCGCGTCGTAGATGGCCGAGTCGAGCTTCGCGGGAATCGAGATGGTGTTGTGGAACTTCGCCGTGTCGTACTTCGCTTCGATGAAGCGCTGCATTCCCTTCGCGCGACGCTGGAAGCTCCAGTCCGCATGTGTCGTGGTGAAGAACGGGAGCGGCTTCTGCTCACAGACGACGGAGACGTACGTGTCGATTACAGCTTTTACGAGGTTGACGCGAGGGTGGCCCGTGTCGGGCTCGAGCTGCGCGTACTGGGTCGGGCCAAGCCCGCGAATGGGACGACCGGCGTAGAGCGTCGCGTGGAGGTAATCCCGCTGCTGCCATCCTCGCTGATCCGACCGGATCCGATAGACGAGCGGCTGCAGCACCTCATGCCGCTTTCCCTCATACTCGGGGAGCCAGTACTGCGCAGTAGCCGGGACGGGGCCAACAAATCCGCTCATGGCAACCGCTCCAATTCACCGTCACTGACTTGACGTCCGAACTCCTGCTCGTATTTCCTACGCTTCATCTCGCGGAGGCGTTTCTCTCGCTGCTCCTCGGACTCGTGATGTTCATCGCGCTTGGGCGGAGGCTCTGGTCCGAGCGTGATCTTGAGATCACCGCGCTCGTACTTCACGACGCCCCGGTGACGCATCCACGCCACGAGCTGATCGTCGGTCATGTTGGAGGTCACGCCATCCGCTGCCACCGGTCGCCTCCGTGTTTTCGTGCCCTCAGCTCCCGCGAGAGACGGGCCTTGTCCGCTTCCGCGACATGCTCCGCTGGCGTCAGCTCTTTCTTCGGCTCCTTCGGGAGGTAGGCGTACGCATCCCGCCAGCTATAAAGCGCCGAATCTGCGCAGTGATTCGGGAGCCCGGGCGCTTCCTCCTCGGAGTTCTTCCGCTTCCGGAGCTTCTTGTATTCGTCGATGAGCGGACCGCACGTGGAGCGCAGAAGCTTCACACGTGCGCGCCGCAAATCCCCGTTGTACAGTCGGATGTACCCTGCCTTGTTGACCTTCTGCGCGGGCTCGATGGGGATGCGGAACCGAGCTTGCGTCTCGTCGGCATAGCCCCGGCCAAGCCCTCCGACGTCCCCAGTAATGCGCGAGAAGCGAAGCCCCTGAGCCATGAACTTCAGCTCCAGTTCGTTCGTGAACTCGGCACACTCGGACGGAGTCATGTTCTCTTGCTTCGTCGAGAGCACCCCGTACATGGTCGGATCGAAATCGTTCCACCCCCATACGGTCCACGCGCACGCGTTGCGAGCCCCGTAGTCGATGCCGAGCGTGACCCGGTGCAACGTCGGAAGCTCATCGACCACGTTGCGCGTCTCGTCGAACTCGTAGACGAGCCCCTCGACGTCCTGCCTCCACTTACCCCACCGGAGCTGCTCGTACTTCGCCGGCCCGAGTTCCTGAAGCGACAGGTCGTACGACTCAAGATCAAGAGTCGGATTGTCCTCGGCCCGCGCAGGCCAGAAGACGCGCTTCCCATCATTCGACCAGATCGGTGCATCGGGGATCGAGTCGAGCGGAATCCCGTACCGGTCACGTACCCAATCCGCCCCTGGACCATCCGGATTCGTTGCCGCTCGGAACTTCAACGGCACATTCTGCCCGACCTTACGGCGGATGCGAGAGAACATGAACCGGGACCAGCTCTCGGGCCATTCCGTAAGCTCGTCGATCCCTACGTATTGAAATCCAGGTCCCTTGTAGTGGGCAAGGTCGGACTCCGCATCGCAGTATCCAAACTGCAATGTCGCCCCTGACTGGGGGAACGTGTATTTCTTATCGAACGCTGACCATACTGCATCTGTCTCGCGTAGCCAGCGGTGCGCACGATCGAGAAGCGCGTCCGGAAGTGAGAGGTCTCGGATCGACTGGCGGAGGATCAACGCCGAGTAGTTCGGTACGTGCACGTACTGCAATGGGTCGGCAAGTAGCGCGTCGCTTTTCCCCCCACCGGC